CACGAAAACCAATAAGGCGCTGATCATCATTAGATAAACCCACCGCTAAACCATCAAACCCCCTTAATTGGGGCTTTTTTGGTGTAAATCTATTATTATTCGCCACTAGGGGCAAACTATGAAACCGCCGAAAACAGATTTCGAAGCCATGATAATGGCGCTGGAACTCTCTGTAAGCGCTGTAACTGATGAACAATCCGAGCAATGCCTAACAATGGCAGAGACTTTCGCCTTAAACTTGTCAGAAATAGAGATAGCCAGGGCCAAAAAGGTTGCACTAGCAAACCTACAGCCAAACCCATAAGGGCGCTATTAACGCGCCCCTTTATTGGCTACCATGCCAGAAGTTAAGCCAACCATTAAAAAGGTTAAGCATGCAGAACGAATTTATAAGAATGGCCCGGTTCAAGCTGGGCGATATAACTCAACAACAACTCGCAGACCAACTAGGCTGCACAAAGCAAACCTTGCACTTTGCAGAATCTGGCAAACGTTCTGCGAAACCGATGCTATTACTTGCGATTGAGTGCCTATTGCGCCGGGCTGATTTGTACCCGGAAAAATGACCAATAACCACCCTTTTTTGGGCTATTTTGCCCCCCACCCCGGTCTATTAAAGCACCCCGGTCTAGTGGCAAATATGGTTATTTTAGGCTATTTTGCCCCCCCACCCCGGTCTATTAAAGCACCCCGGTCTATTAAACTACTTCGGTCTATTTAGGGGCTTTTTCTTTGGCTTTGCTGCTTTTTTGTAACCCATGTGACTACCTCGATCTAGTGGCAATACAGGACATATTAAGCCCAGTAAAAGTAATAAAAGCTGGCAGCCGCTGCAATCAACAAAATGCCTCCAAATAGATGTTTAACCATATCGTCATTTTTAGATTGTTGACGCAGTTTGGTTAATCTTGTTTTCTCGCGCTGGTGCTTATTCTCCATCAAGGACTTATGCTGAATCGCCAACATATCACGCCACACTTCCCTGGGAGTATGTTTCTTGAGTTCCTTTTCTTTGGCGCGTATCTCAGCTTTAGCCCATGCTAAATCAAGCGCCTCGGCCTGCGTTAAAACGTGGTCACCAGATTTGGTGGCTTCTTCGATAGTCTCAACAGCGACTTTAGATTCCGTAATTGTAGTAAATAAGCCCTTTAAATCAGACAGGTGGCTGCCTGACTCCTTCACGGTTTTGATTCCCGCATTCAGAGTCTTCAGCGCACCTACTACAAGGGTTATTTCTGCAATCATAAACGTATACCCCGGTCTGGTGGTAAAGTTGACCTCGGTCTATTAAATTACTTGCGTCCTAACAACTTTTGGACGGTTTTAGTCTCAAATATGCGTATACCAAGCCAAACAATAGTAAACAGGGAAGCCGTTGGAGGCAGCCAAGCTGCTAGAGCCAATACCCCGGTGCTTGCAGCAGCAACGTCAAGACCATCCTTATAATCAATGCTCATGGTTTTAATCCTCTCGCTCAAGTAGATTAGCGTCAAAAAGCGCAGCCTCGGCTTTCCGTCTACGGGTCAATCCAGCAAGAACCTTACCGCCAGCCTTGTCCCAACGAAGAATTTGCTCCGCGCAATTATCATAATCACCCGCATTCAATACCTTGAGTAGAGTGCTAGACTTTAAGCTGCCGCAACCGAGGTTAAATGTCCACGATATAAGCGCATCAAACTGATTTTGGTTAACTTCAACATTAATTAACCGCTTCACCTGATGCTCAAACGATTCAATGTCTTTAATGAGTAGATTATCGGCCTGTTCTTGGGTAATTTCTTCACCTTCAACAACATAGCGTGTATGACCGTAACCCCACGTTAATACATCTCCAGAGCAACGGTAAGCTTTAAGCTCGCAACCCTCAAACTCTTTGATTAAGTCGATGCCTACGCTTGATGTCTTCATTACCTTGCCCATGTATGTAGTTCGCCAGCCCCACGACTATAAGGGATTTCACGCCGCTTCAATCGGGCCGGACAGGTCGCTTTCACAAAAGAGAGCCGCCTAAATAAACAAAAACCGCTAAAGAGCGGTAATAATAAAGGAGTGTAAAAAGGGAAGTATTACGGCTAAGAAAACAGCCATCTTAGGAATTAAATCAGCTTTTTGATTGACCGTCAACACATAGCGTGTTTATTTTGCAATCAATTTAACTGGCAATCTTTGGCTATATTTAAGCCTTTTAGTGCCAAACTAGCATTACACCGTATATTTACCTGTACCCGTAGTTAATATCGGCTGAAAGGCGCTCTGTGCCTGACTCTGATCGCTTTGCTTATCGGGACATATTATCGGAGGATTTTCATTTAATTAGCAGGTTACAAAAAAGACCTTCACGAAAACCACAAAAAACGAGGTCGTTCGTGCAGGTGTTTAGTCTTGATTACGCATAATAATTATGCTGGTAGCTTAATTCAGTTACCCTCTCACCCATAAGTGGTTTGTTTATTTGGTTTGTTTCTATGGTTTGTTTATTAATGGTTACCTCTGACGTAACTATTGGGGTTACCTCTGACGTAACTATTGGGGTTACCTCTGGCGTTTAGCGCAGACCTTTATGTATAACCCCGTCTATGGCACTGTCCCTTTGCGCGTAATTGGATAACAATTGGTTTAGCCTGGGCTTCCAGGCTTTATTTGATCGATATAACGTAGAGCCTAAAATAGTTGCCAGATAACGATCACTGATTTTACGATCTCCAAGACCCTCACAGCTTTCGCATGAAACCACAGTAAACTTTAAGCTAACTTGGCCCACGCCCTTACATCGAGCGCACTTATTTGGGTTTATAGCGAGCTGTAAAGCAATTAGCCCTAGCAACTCAGCCGTATGTCTACCTTCACCTTTAATGAGATCAAAACCGCACTCTCTAGCCTCTTTTACCGCTAATACGTTTAGCTCTATGCGACCACTGTCATCGAGGGCAAACTTGCTTAAGGAATACAAGTATGTGTGTCGATCCAGTCCCACCAAGCAAGCTGCAACATCACACCCATTGATCTTTGATTTGCTAGTTGATCTTACAGAATCAAAAGGAGGCGCTCCAGGGCTTATCATTGCCATTAATTCACTCATCGTTTTCGCTCTCTTGTCTCGTTTCAGGAATATTATCAAGCAATGCGGTCAGGAAATTTTGCATTGCCTCGATGTCACTGATCGTACAATCTTGTTTAAACGTCAATCTTACGGTGCGGGTATACATACCAACCTTAAACTTTTCAGTCATCCCTAACCCTCAATTCCAGCTAATTGGTAAATGGTTGTTATGTAGCATCATTAGTTTGTGCTGTTCCCTATAATGATTTGCGATCTCAGCCCTTAACTTTTTGTTTGTTGGCATCAATACTTGCCACTTCTCTCGCAAAATATCCATGTGAGCCTGCCCTACATGTTTTTGCAGCCATACCCCGAAATCGAGAGGATTGGCAGTGAAGACCTTATGACAGTAATGACACAAGCAAAGTGCATTATCCATTGACCACCTTACCGACTTAGCTGCCCTGCCCCATATATGGGCGCACTCCATCCGGCCATCCTTCTTGCCGCAGTGTTCACACTGAAACCCAGCTTTTTGCCTTACTACGTCAGAGAACCACTTGTCAGCAGCATCGCGTTTAATCGCCATTTACTTCCACCTAGAATGCTTTTGTACGCCCATGCACTTACGACACGTTATCTCAAAAACCCCCGGTAAAATGGTATAAGGACACTTGCAGCTACGCTTAAACGCCGCCTTTACGAACTTCTTTATCTTTTTGTGTTTGATCATCAGGAATACCCTTGTCTGCACATAAAATAAATATAGCTTGAATGAAATCAAAATCGCTTACTCAGCCACTGCTGGCTTAACACTTGATTACTACTTTCTAGCCGAGATCGGCTTAAACGTTTGTCTCTCGCCTCTTTCCTGTAACCTTGCTCCTTTCTTAGCTCTAGTGAACGCTTGATGTAATCCTCGACAGGTAAAAGATGGTGCGGCAAGCAATATGGACTTTTGCCCAATCTGCTTTTAATGGTGCTTCTATTAACACCGTCACCTTTACAATGCTTTATCGTCCAATTTGAGTAATCAGCGTACAGATACTTTGTACCGTCCTTAAAATACGGGTGTTCGCCACAAAATATTTTATAAACCGGGTCGTTACGCATTCCCATTTACAGACACCCCGCTACATTCTTTTTCATAGCTCAATTCCTTGTAACCGAGGGTCAGTAAGATCGTAAGTCGTACCCATGACCGCCTTAAAATGGTTCATATACTGGCTCATTTCTGCGTTATTCATTAGGCTCGTTACTGGAAGCAGTTCCATTAATTCGATCTGCTCCTCGTAAGTCGGAAATCCTTGTGTAAGTTTTAACCAGCTTGCATTAAAACTTTCGTGCTTACGCATGATCGGAACGCCCCATTTAAGCTTCGCAATCGCCTTAATTCCCGCCTCAGTGTGCTCTGAACCTTGCTTCGCACAATCACCGTACCAACGGTGTGAAAGCGCGTTAATCGCTTCAGAACGCTTCTGTTTCTTATCAGTTATCCGAACCAAAATCGGCTGGGCGCTGCTGGCCTTAAGTAGCCTCATACTCTCAATAAGCTGGTCGCGCTGATGATCATTTGTAATCGTCATCGGATACCGCAACAGTCCTAATTCGCTCATTCGGCCCAACTCCTGTCTGTTAGCTGATGCTCAATTGATTGCTGTCTAAGACTGTCCGGGTTAATCGCTTTAGAAGATACAGCCGAGTTTTTCTTATTCCTATTGGCAATCCATTCTGGCTTGCAAGATCGCCAACCAGCGTCAATCGTTTCCGTAATCACCCACTTAGGATCGACAGATAACTGATCGACACATGTTTGCACTACGCCTAAAAAGCGATCAAACGTAGATTGAGATAGCGGGAATTTAAGGGCGATTCTGTGATCAATGAATTCTTTGTAAACATCGATCAGCGGATCATCATTCTCAAGCGTGATTTTCTTGTATATGGTTTGTTGAATGGTTTGTTTTAATGGTGTGTTTAATGCAGTGGGTCTAATTGACCCGCTTTGAGGAGGCTGATTTGACCTCGCTTGGGAGGCTAATTTGACCTCTAATGAGCCTTCTTCATTCGAGGTCGATTTGACCTCCAATGGATGTCCTATGCTGTCCTGTACCGTATTTAGGCGTTCAGGAAATGTTAGGGTGTAAGTCATGTGTCCAGAGAAGCCCTTCTTAAACTTAATAAGCCAGCCCTTTTTACACAGCGCTGTTGTGCGCTTGCCAATGCTTGAAAGGTCTTTTATGTTTGCTCGTTGACCGATTAACTCACGGGAAGGCCATACGTTCTCTGTAACTTTTCCTCTAAAGCTGAATAGCACCAAAAGCACACGCCTTTCCCGGTCAGTTAACTCAGGATCAGTAAGCGCCTCTAAAGGGGCTACGAGCAATCTATTCACTGACAATCGCCAAGAAAGAAGCTAGAGAAGCAAAGTTCTCCCTGCGCTAGGGTTATTAACCGGGGAATGTCTTTCGATCTAGGTCTTCGTTCACCCCGTCGATACGCAGCGCAAGTCCTCAAGCTGATAGCCAAAGTTTGTGAAGCGGCTGAATCGCCGTATTTGATTATGTACTGTTTGAAGCTAAGATTCGTCATTGGCAAACCTTACACGCAACGTGTTGGGTATGCAATAAAGAATAAGAGGAAGCAAAGCAAATTTAAAAGAGGGTATTGACTACGGCCCACTATCTGTGTGTAAATGATGCGTTTAAAGAACACGTTACGTCCGTAGGGCAAGAGGTAGGATGAAAACTGAAACTGGTTTAAGGTTAAGAGCAGCGCGCGAATCAAGCGGGCTGTCTTTGTCTTCTTTGTCTGACGAATTGAACAATATCCTT